GAATGTTAAGATGGTTTGATACAATTACTGCATACTTGCAAAACTACCATAACATCAAAGGCGAAGATTTCATTAGAGGATTTTTATATCATTTTAGACCAGAAAATGTAAACCTACTACCTCCAGAAATACAAAAAGATATAGTAGCACTAAACGATTGGTTTAATGGTAAAACAAAATATTATACAAGACATGATGATCGCATCACTGAAGGCACACTCACAATGTATAAAGCAAGCCAGTTTAGATTTATTTCAAATTATGAAGAATTCGAACAGATAGCAATAAAAACTGGATTAGAATTAATTGGATATCCGGATCAGATGTTTTTGGACATAATGAATTGGGTACGATTAAAGACACTACATGCCACAGATGGTGCAGGTGCAAGAAAAACAATATCATATAATTACGATGATATTGCTGAAATGAAAAGCGATGTATATTATTTGAGTGAATTTACGTTTGATTGGTACTTTAAAAGCAATCACGAACTATATGAACAAATTAATAATGACAGCAGAATATTGTATATTCCAGACTTAACAGTAAAAGAAATATCTCCTGATAATCAAAAGCCATTGACACAAGCTGAAATTTCAGACAAAATATCTCCTTCAAGATAAAATTTATAGATACAATCTGAAATAAATACACTATCAGGAGTATACAATGAGAGCAAAAGATTTTATTACAGAACAGCCAGTAACTACAACTAACGCACAGGGTGTTACTACTACTGTTAACAAAGCAGCAAACAGAGTTACTACAAAAGATGCAGGCGGCACAGTTGTAAAAGATCGTAGTGGTAATATGCGTAGTATTACAACTCCTAAGATTGGTGGCTTCCAAGCAAAGCAAACATTTAGACCAGATGCTACTCCAGGTTATCAACAAGCAACTTACAAAGCAGGCGGCACTACACTTGATATGAAGGGTAGTCCAGAGACTGGGTATACTCAAACAGTTGGGAGCAGTGTTGGCGGATTGAGCATGCAAGCTAAACAACGCTATAGTGGACAGAAAGAAATGGGTGTAAGTGCAACTTTGGGAAACAATAAAAAAGTTAGTGCAACATCAACTATATCAAAGCCTGGTGCTAAACCTGTTAATAAAATGTCATTAACACAAAGCCAGTTTGAGGATGTGCAAGCAGCAATCCGCGAACATGTTGCTAAACGTGTTCCATTTACAGAGTGTATGTTCCGTCCAGGCAGTACAGCATTTACAGAGTTTTATCGTCAAGTGCGCGAGTGTGCAGACAAACTAAACTTGGATTGGGAAGATCAAGAACTAATCGCTACAGACATTGGTGAGTGTATCATGGTCGAAGGTGAAATGGTAGCACTTGATGTACCTATGATTGACGAAGAAGTTGGTAAAATAAATTTCTCTAGCATGGCTAAAATTCAAAATGCTTCTACAATAGGGGATTTAGTTAGTGCTTTAAAACCTTATGAAAGTGAAATGATGGAGGGCATATATGATTTTGCAATTGACAAAGGATTGGGCGTAGTGCAACAACGCAAAGCATATCATGGCATGTTTAGATTCATGCGCTATGGAGAAAATATGGATGATCCTATTTCAATAAAATCCATCAAAAGAATACCAGATATAGGAAATAAAACCGCACCTATTATTGCTGATTACTTAGATACCGAATTTGAATTAAATTTACAAGGAATATCAGAAGCGGAATACCAAGGACGCAAAGTAAAACTTAACAGTCCAAAGCGTGGCGGTAGTAAGAAGTTTTATGTATACACAAAGAATAAAAAAGGCAACGTAATTAAAGTATCATGGGGCGATGCTAAGACAGGATTAAAAGTTAAAGCAAATGACAGAGGTGCAGTTAAAAGTTTTGTAGCACGCCACAAGTGCAAGCAAGCAAATGATAAAACAACTGCTCGTTATTGGAGTTGCAGAACTCCACGTTACAAGGCTTTAGGAGTTAAAGGCGGACAATGGTGGTAGAAACTGCAATCTGTTTTGCAGGAGGTTCTAGCGGTCATTTAGTACTTCATATTTGTAGCAATATATTATACGATACAGAAATAAAAATTAATTCTAATGGAAGTTGTCATAACACTAGAAAAATTCCTGATTATATCTTTGTTGCAGACGAATACGCACTAGATAACAACAGTTACAAAGCAGAGCAAATTTTTTTAAATAATCTTCCTGGTTGTAAGTTTTTATTAGGACATATGCGTAATATTAATTTACTTGCAAGTATGGCTAAACATGTAATCTATATAGATTTTACAGACAACGATATTGAGGCATTGCATAATAATATAAAACATAAGTCAGCTAACATATCTTTTAAAGCATACGAAATGCTACGAGGAGCAGATTGGCCTGAATACACAGATAAACTGCCATTACACATTGTTAATGAAATCAACGAACTAAATGCTAAACATTACACAGAGTGGAAATGGGTATTGCCTGAAAGTGCAAATAATGTATTCAAGGTAGATTTTAAAGATGTATGCTATGAGAATTGGATAGAAGATTTGTTTGGATTTCTTAGTGTAGAACCAACAATAGAAAAAATAAATTATATACGAAGAAAACTTAAAGAATATAGAGATGCACAAACCTTACATAGAAACCCAAGTCGCACCTAACATTAAACAAAGAACATTTCGAGAAGACGCAGATAACAGTGACCTTTGCTGGCACCGTGATGCTGAGGATCGTACAGTTCGTGTGTTAGAAGGTGCAGGATGGAGTCTACAGTTAGACAACAGTTTACCTATGGCACTAGTTCCTGGCAGAGATTACTTTATTCCCGAAGCAGTTTACCACAGACTTATCAAAGGCAAGTCAGACCTTATTGTTGAAATCACACAACATCTATAAATACTATATCGGAGAATACACATGTCAATGTTTTTGAGATGGTGGTTACTGTTCTGCACCAGTTGTGCAGCAATGTTTACTGCCTATAGTTTTGGTTTTGTAGATGCACTAATTGCAAAAGACGTTACGCGACTTAGTTTTGCTATACTCGCAGTATTCTTTACAGCCAGTGCATATGTGGGGTGGATAACCTATAAAAGAAGTAAAGGCGCAATAGTCAAAGTGGGCGTTAATGTAGGTTGGTTTATAACTGAACTACTGCTTGCATTGGGTATGATTGGAACAGTGATTGGATTTATTCTAATGCTGGGTGGTAGTTTCGAGAGTCTGAATGTTGCAGACACTACCAGTGTTAAGACTGCACTAACAGATATGGCAATAGGCATGAGTACAGCACTTTATACCACACTGGTAGGAATGGTGTGCAGCCAAGTCCTAAAGGTGCAGTTGGTAAATGTCGAATCCAAATAACAGACAAAAGTTTAAAAGCAGTATAGGCTTTACAGATTTGCTATTCAATCTTGTGATTGGATTTGTGTACCTGTTTATGATTGCATTTATCCTTATCAATCCTGTTGCTAAAAAAGGCGATGTGATTAAAAAAGCAGAATACATGATTGTGATCGAATGGAATCGTGAGCTCAATGACGACATAGATTTGTGGATAATGGATCCTGCAGGCAACGTAGTAAGTTTTCTACGAAAGAGTGCAGGGCTTATGCACCTAGAAAAAGACGATCTTGGACACAGTAATGATAGTTATGGTCGTGGTGTTGAAAAGAAAATTATCTATCTCAACAGAGAAGTAGTAACACTACGCGGCACTATACCTGGCGAGTATCAAGTGATGGCACATGTATATAATCGTAAGTTTACTATGGTAGATGGTAAAGCAAGACAAGACATACCAGGTGAGATCACTACAACAATTATAAAGATTAATCGTTATATGGAACCTTTCACCTCAAGAGTTGCTTATGTGGAAACAGGACAGGAACTAAGTTTAGTGCGATTCCAACTTGGAGATGATGATGCGTATCTTGGCCACAACAACAATCCAAGCAGTTTCATTACACGAAAAGCACGATCATCGGGAATAGGAGTTTACTAGTGTTTGATTGGAACCTATTACCATTTTTTGTAAGCATGTTAGTGCTAACACTTATTGTACTTGCCATTGGTGTGCATTTTTATCGCAATGCATTGGTTATGTTTGTAGTAATACCTGTAGCATTGTTTTGTGCGTTCAGCGGATATAACACTATTACTACTATGCTGGGCTACCCTGTAAAGCAAACTATCCCAGAAGAAAGCATGTATCTCAATCATATTGAAAATGCGGACGGCACAGAACTCTATGTATGGGTGTTAGAACCAAAGCGTATGATGCCAAAAAACTACAGTATTCCTGCTACAGATCAAAACAAAAAACAAATGCAGCAGGCAAAAGGTAAAAAGGGCAAGGGCATTAATCAACTGATAGGCAAAGCCGAAACAAAGCGTCCCGGCGAAAAGAACGACGGCGACTATATGGTCTATGATTTTGCTATAGATCCAAAAGATTTAAAAGACTAAAAATCTACTAATATACCCACATAACTCTTGACGTACTAGTATTAAGGTAGTATACTATACAAATAATCAACAAGGAGTACTCACATGAGTGACAGAGTTTTTTCGAGCGAAGACAAAGCAAAACTAACACAACTAGTAAATGAAGGCATCACTGTAATGCAGGAAGTTGACGATCTCAATGATGGTCTCAACGATACAATCAAAGCAATTGCAGAAGAAATGCAGATTAAGCCAACTGTGCTTAAAAAAGCATTGCGTACAGCATACAAAGCAGACTTTGAAAAGCACAGTGATGAATACAGCGAGCTTGAGAACATCTTGGCTACTGTAGGCAAAATCTAAGTGCAAAAAGTAAAACAATTCTGGATTAACAGTTACACCAGCGATAAGACTGCGTTCTGCTTTGAGTTAATTAGTTTTATCTTTACAGTGGGCGCAAGTATGTTGCTGGCAGTAAATGCTGACAATCCAAACATGTTACTTGTTTACCCTGGATTTTTTGTAGGCAGTATAACACAACTATATGCAAGTTGGCGTAGAGGTGCAGCATGGATCATGTTGCTTACCTTCTATTTTGCATGCATTAATGTTTTTGGATACGGAGTAGCAGCACTATGGTGGTAGAAAAGAAACCCTATCAATGGTTGGCATGGTTAGCAACAGCGACACTTGTAATTGCTGCTAGTCTGGCAAGTTTTGTTCCTGAACTTTACTTGCATCACTGGGCGTTTATTATTGCTAACGGACTGTGGATTGCTGTAGGATTTTTATGGCGAGAAAATAGTTTACTTTGGATGAATATTTTGTTAACATTAATCTATATTATAGGATTATTTTAATGAGTTATGTAGACGCATGGTTTGACAGAGACAACGATCGTATTCATGTTGTAGAGCGTGTAGATGGTAAGCGAGAGTATCGCGAATATCCTGCTAACTATGTGTTCTACTATGATGATCCACGTGGCAAATACAAGACTATATTTGATACACCAGTAAGTCGCTTTAGTACACGCAACAGTAAAGAGTTTCACAAGGAACTTAAAATACAAAGCGGCAACAAACTGTATGAGAGTGACATCAATCCTGTATTCCGCTGTTTGGAAGAGAACTATTTGGGCGCAGATACTCCAAAACTACAAACAGCATTTTTCGATATTGAGGTAGACTTTCACCAAGAGCGTGGCTATAGTCCTACTGATGATCCCTTCAATGCAATCACTGCAATCACTGTATACTTGGATTGGGTAGAGCAACTGGTAACACTTGCAATGCCTCCTAAAAGTATGACAATGGATACTGCAAAGGATATATGCAAGCAGTTTGATAATACATTCCTGTTTGACAATGAAGGCGATCTACTTAAAACATTTATGGATTTAGTTGAGGATGCAGATATTCTCAGTGGTTGGAACAGTGAAGGATATGATATTCCCTACACGTTTAATCGTATTACTCGTGTACTCAGCAAAGAGGATTTAAGACGATTCTGTTTGTTTGGGCAAAAGCCTAAGAAGCGCACATTTGATAGATTTGGCAAAGAGGAAGTAACCTTTGACTTAATTGGGCGTGTACATTTGGACTACATGCAACTATATCGCAAGTACACATATGAGGAACGTCACAGTTACAGTCTGGATGCCATTGGTGAATATGAACTTGATGAGCGTAAAACTGCTTATGAAGGCACACTGGATCAGTTATACAATCAGGACTTTGAAAAGTTTATTGAATATAACAGACAGGACGTTCTACTACTGGACAAACTGGATAAGAAACTGCGCTTCATTGAACTAGCAAACGTACTGGCACATGAGAACACTGTGCTACTAATGACTACTATGGGTGCTGTTGCTGTGACAGAGCAGGCTATTATCAATGATGCACATGCTCGCGGCATGGTTGTTCCCAATCGCAAAAGCAAAGATGATGGTCCTAAAGTAGTTGCAGCAGGTGCTTATGTTGCATATCCCAAGAAAGGATTGCATGATTGGATTGGTGCTATTGATATTAACAGTCTGTATCCTAGTGTAATTCGTGCGCTTAACATGGGTCCAGAAACTGTGGTAGGACAACTGCGTCAAACAATGACTGAACACATGCTTCGTGAAAAAACAGCAAGTGGCACAAGTTTTGCACAGGCTTGGGAAAATGAATTTGGTAGTAGAGAGTATCGTGCAGTTATGGCCATGGAGCGTGGCACTGAAATTACTATTGACTGGGAAAATGGTGATGAGGATACACTGAGCGCACATGATGTTTGGCGGTTGATCTTTGACAGTAACCAACCCTGGACGCTCAGTGCTAACGGAACTATTTTTACATATGAACGCAAGGGTGTTGTACCTGGACTACTGGAACGCTGGTATGCTGAACGTAAAGATATGCAAAAAGAACTAAAGAAGGCCAAAGATGAAGGCGGTGATGTTGAGTACTGGGACAAACGACAGTTAGTTAAGAAGATTAACTTGAACAGTTTGTATGGTGCTATTCTTAATCCTGGCTGTAGATTCTATGACTTCCGTATAGGACAAAGCACTACACTAACTGGACGCTGTATTACAAAACGTATGGCTGAGACTGTGAATGGCATACTAACTGGTAAAGAGGATCACACAGGCGATTGTATCATCTATGGTGATACTGACTCAGTATACTTTAGCGCATGGCCCGTTATGCAGGAAGAAGTAGAAACAGGTCGTGCAGAGTGGGGCAAGGATTTATGCACACAACTCTATGACAACATTGCAGACAAAGTCAATGATGAGTTTCCAGTGTTTATGGAACGGGCATTTCATTGCCCGAGAGCTAACGGTGAGATCATTCGAGGTGGCAGAGAGATTGTTGCAACTAAAGGTCTATACATTACCAAGAAGCGTTATGCAGCACTGATCTATGATTTAGAAGGTTTCCGTTTAGATATGGACGGCAAGCCAGGCAAAGTAAAAGCAATGGGCTTGGATCTAAAGCGTAGTGATACTCCACGTTTTATGCAGGATTTCCTTAGTGAACTATTGCTAGACGTACTTACAGGCAAGACTCGTGAGAGCATTATTGAAAAAGTTAAAGAGTTTAAGTATGCATTCAAGGAGCGTCCAGGTTGGGAGAAAGGCACACCCAAGCGTGTTAACAACTTAACAAAGTTTACAGCAGAAGAAAAACGCCTGGGCAAAGCAAACATGCCCGGACATGTTAGAGCAGCAATGAACTGGAACAATCTTCGTAAGATGCATGATGACAAATACAGTCAGAGTATTATTGATGGTGCAAAAACTATTGTATGTAAACTAAAGCCTAATCCACTGGGCTATACAAGTGTTGGATATCCCATTGATGAAGGACATTTGCCGCCGTGGTTTAAAGAACTGCCATTTGATGATGAAGCAATGTCAACTGCTATCGTGGATCAAAAAATTGATAACCTACTTCATGTATTGAATTGGGACTTGGCGGCAGCAACGCAAACTGCTAACACATTTGATGATTTATTCTCCTTTGAGTAATATACGCATATAAATACAACTGGAGAACGTCGATGAAACTTGTAGATAAAATGATTTTGTTTAGTCGCTTTTTGCGCAATAACAAA